GGGCTTTGCTTCTTGTATAACTCGCAACATTTCAGGCCAGAGGTAACGGTTGTCATCCTTGCCTCGTTGCTTCCCTGCGACTGAGAATGGTTGGCATGGAAATCCACCTGTGAGAAGAGTGACTCCTGCGTATAACTTGCCTCGTACTTCGCGGATGTCTTTGTGGCATGGCACTTCTGGCCAATGCTTTTTGAGGACTGCTTGTGCGTAGGGTTCGTTGTCACAGAAGCCAACGGTTCTATATCCATTCCACTTTGCTGCCAAGGCAAATCCTCCGATCCCACTAAATAAGTCGAGGTGTGTTTTTTCATTCACTTTCAATAATCTCCTTACAAATCAAAGCCGCTGCATCCACCATCGTAATTATCTGGATCATGTCGATGGCGTGGCCATGAGAAGCGCGATCCCTCTCTACCACCAGTTTCTCTCTGGCAGTGAGAAGGATGTCGCGCCCCCACTTGAGGCGAGCTTTTGCCTCTGCGTGCATTAAGAGCCTGACCGCATCCGAAACTTACGAGGCGATTTGTTGCTCTTCCCAGCAGCAGAGAGTGCTATCGCAATCATCTGCTGACGCGAACCAGGCTTACCACCTGCTCCACGCTCGCTACCCTTCTTGCGGTTGTCCGCTGCTAGTTCGCTCATATTCTTACTTACGTCTTTGCCTAATGGCATACTGACCTCCTATGCTGTTTCTTCACCAACCACATCATCCCATGTGGCTTCTTCTCCATTCCAGACCTGCGATTGCGTTCGCAACCACTTAGGCTTTTCGGATTGAGTGGTGAAGCTTGATTCGCGCCAAAGCACATTGTTACCTGGAACAGCCGTGATGCGTCCATTGTTAAGTGCAATGAAATGGTGCGACTTGGTTTGACTTGGCGACATCGAGAATCCATCGCCGTAAGGCTCGGCTGTGAATAGGTAGCGACCAACCTCCCAAGTCTTTCTGTTGGCGATCCATACCTTGCAAGACAACCCCATCAGATAGTCGTACTCGATTGTCGTGAAGTTCCAGCCAAAACAATCCCAGCGTTGAGCATCGTTAATGTCCCAATCCATAATTGCAATCTCTCCGTGAGCCAGAGCGTGTAGTGGTAAGCCTCGGTACAGCGCGCCACATTTGAGCATAATTGTGCAACCCCAGGCTCGGCCAGGTATGGCTGTCAGGCCAAACCACACAGCGTCCTCTATACCTTGCTTCTCGCCATCAGACACAAACTCCATGTCGCATTTGACATAGAGGTGGCGTGGTAAATTGGCAGCGTGGGTCATTTACTTTTCCAAAGCAATGTCATCATGCCAAAGCATATTGCCAGCACGCCAAGCAATCGGATCTGATCGTCAATCGTCATCGCCAGCTAGGTCCAGTCAACCAAGCCACCAACACCCAGCGCGTACCCCAGATTGGAGCACGCGCGCGATGTTCTAGGTAAGATGGGAACCAGCAGCCAGCCCCCTGTTCGCGGATAAACCTTACGTTCTCAATGTCAGCCTTAACCTGTAAGCCACCACCAATGTATTCGTGTGGTGCAGACAAGTTGACAACTGCGGTCAACTTGCGGTCAGATCCAGTGTATGTATCGAAGTGCCACTTAAACCTCTGGAACGGACGATAGCGAAGCACCTGCAACTGTTGGATGCCTTGGATGTCAAAACGCCATTGCTCGGCATTGATGCTTTCCGTAATCTCTTTCATCACATTGTAGATCCACTTGTGATGTTGACTAAATGGAATCCAGCACGATGAGCAGGTGCGAGTACGCGATACCTTGTTTGAACCATCCTTGGCCAGCACTGGAGCACGCTTCATGCCAATTATCTCTGCGTCCTGACGTAACATCATGCACTGACTAGGAGTCAACACATAGCGATCTACGGATGCGGTTAATACTTTTTGTTTGAATGTTTCGATCATAGTATGTTTTCCTTTATGTATTCGATTAACTTAACGACGATAAAAACTCCAGCACATACAATGGATGCCATGACTGCAAACAGAAATGCCAGCCAAGTGACAATCCAAATCATGTCACCAATCGTTTCAAGCAATTGCATAATCATCGTCCTTTAATTTGCGTAGCAGCGTTCGATTGTCGATCCTTATTCCTGAAGCCCGACACCACCAGGCAACTGTTCCGTTCTTAAAGTCCTTAAGTAAATTCTGCACCTCATGCATATTCTTATATTCAAGAGCATCGTTAAGAGGAACGCCGTGGTGATCTCGCACAATCTTCATGCCTTCTACCATCCCCCGCTTACGGAGCATTCGAAGGTCACGGATCGCTTGCAACGCAACCTCACCAGCCAATTGCATAAGTCTTTCATCGTAGTCTCCCTTGGTTAAATGCGTTGATCTCATTTGCGTTTGCGTTGTGCCTTATGCCATTTCGCATAATCGTTCCATTCCTGACAAGCTAAATCTGCTTCTTCTTGTGAATCGAATAAATCAGTGAGTGGCGGAAATCCTTTTGGCGGCCTAGACCCCCATAGGCGTGGACCAATTACATTGCCAGCCATCGTATGAAGTCGGAATTTTCCGCACTCCTCGACGACTTTAATCTCGGTCATCGTCCAAGCTCGACTAGCTTTGCGTCGTCAACTTTGATCTGCTCGGCCAGCTTTGCAAGATCACCAGACTGCCCAGCGTAGTGGATGCAGAATGCGTCCTTATACCGATCCAACCCAAAATGCGACTCAACACTGGTCATGCAATTATAGGCTGGGTCAAGATTATCAATCGGGACATTCCATAGATGAATCATAATGTTCATCCAGGTCTGCTCGGCAAAATGATTAGGCAACAATCCAAGCGGAGGCATTGATAACACGCCAACAGCCTTGGATGAAATTACAAACACGCCAGTGTTGACGTAGAATCTTGGATCAATCCTTGCCCCAAACGCACTGGCAAGCTTACCCATCTCGTACTTTCGATCAAGGAAAGCACCTTCGTCAAATGCAGAAAACATCTCAACTTCAGCACCAATCTCATCGCAGTCGTTGGCAATCAAAACATCGCAGTCAACAAAGGTGATCTGCTCATAGCCCTTTGTGGCCATGATGTTCCCGATTGCGGATTTGCTGTACTGCACTGGCTCGACCAAAGGCTTCTCCAATGCCATGAAGTCAATTTTGTGCCGCTTGCAGTAAGCCTCCATCCTCGGCTGCGTAAACTCTAGGATCTTCTTCCAGTCATCACCGAACGCCTGCGTTACTAATCCTTTTTTCATTTCTTCTTCCTCCGTTTTGGTTTAACTTCCTTCCACACATCAAATTTCTCATCCAGATCAATTGACCAAAGCATAAATGTTCTGTATAGGCCGTATCCAATACCAACACGCAAAAGCGTGCGACTTATTGTGTCACCCAAAAAGTAGAACAATCTGGAGAAATTCTGCTTCATTTCTCAATCCTAACCCAAGCATCCAACGGTAAGTTCTCTCCGCAGAATCCAACCTGGATTTCTTTCTTTTCCTTTTCGGATATGCCGTAAAGCTCCCAGCCTCCGTCAATCTTAACTACGCGAGTGATATTCATTTGCCAGCGTCAAAATCTTCTGTTGCTTGAATGGACAAAAGGTCATCAGCCTTTTCCAGCAATTCCTTGCTTGGATTCTTTATGTCTTCAGTAGCAGTTGAGATCTTAATCTTTGACATAATCACATTGTTGACCACCTTGGCGTAGTAATGTTCTCTGTAGCCAACTGGACCAATATCCTCGGTAATCGTATCAATCTCTGCGTTGCCATACGCAGTGTACTTCTCTCCATTAAACTCAAAATCAACACTTACATCTTCCATAATCATAGTCTTGGTACTTCCTTTTTGATTTGTGCTAACACGAAGAGCGACCTTACCAGAGCACGCTCAAGATGGTCAACACTTGTTTCTCCGTTGGTATCTGGACAAGGTGTTGATTTGTGAAGTTGCATCTGTGCTGTGGCTAGGTGGCGAATCGCTCTGGCAATATGGTAATCGTGTGTAGGCCGATCCTTCTCCAGCCAGTCTCCATAGCCTGACTTATCCGACCCCTTACCCATGACTCGCCATACAATCTCCTGCGCGGCAAGACCCATATCTTGGATTGTTGGAGGTGTCATTTCTTCCATTCCTTTATAGTGAACCACGCAATCATTAAGAAGAAGGCGGCATTCAACAGGCGAAGAACCATATCAATAATTTTTATGAATAAGTCCCAAATTAAACTCCAATCATTCATTTCGCTAAACTCCTATAGAATTTGTCCAGTAATCCTTCTAGCCATAAGACATCTGCTGGTTCGATCATAACTTCATCCCAGGTGGTGTGTAACCCTTCACCCAAGACCAGACTTTCTGCATAGCACAGAAGGCAATGCCAGCTTGGTAGAGTTCGTCTTCGTCCCAGACCTTAGTTGTCAGCTTGGTAGCATCGTTTGACGCTAGGACCACCGACACGCAGGCTGCTTTTGGATTCTCGCTTGCGTGTCGATATGCCCAAAGTTGGGCGCAGTCAGTATCGTAGAATGGATCGTACTTCGGATTAACCTTACGATTCTTTAGGTCAATGATAGCGTCACCAATACCGCGTAGCTTGACGTAGGCATCACACCTTCCCGCATAGCCTGCGCCGACAAGACCCTTTTCGCACCAGTAGGTTTTCTCGACATTTTTACTTGCCCATTCTCTAAAGGTTTCGATGTAAGGTTTAAGGACTTCATCTGTGGAGCAATCACGTCCCAAAAGGATGTTTTCCATTTCGGTATGCATTTTCGTGCCGTGTTCCGCTGCTTTAGTTGTTGATTCTTTAGAGTCCTTGACGATCCTTTTTGCATAAGCTTCGAGCGTTTCATCTGCCTCCTTCGGAAGTGTGAGCGAGGACATAATGGCCTGCTCAATCTTCCATGCCGTCAATTGCGGCTTATCCATAATGCCAAGCACGCTGGTTACGGATGGATACAATCCCATCTGGCGTGCATCAGCTACGGTTGTGTTTCTTTCTTTACCATTCTTGCCTATAACAACGTGGGCTGAATCGCCTTCGGATGTGTACCAATGTCCCGCCTGGTCAGTAGCGACCAGACGGGAATTGGCAGGCTCTTTTGATGTGATTGTAAGAGCCATTTGATTTAGAATGGCACTTGGTTGCCGTCTGCATCAAGTTCTGACTTGATTGCAGTAGACTTCCCAGCACTTGTAGCAAATTCCTTGGATGCGCGGATCTTCTCCTGCAACCAATCTGGCATATCGTTGAACTGGCCACCCTCGCCCTGCTCAATCTCATAATAGAGTTGTTCGTTAGCAGTCTTTGCTGGAGCAGTCATGCCTTTTGGAAGCTTGGAAGCACCCGCGATTGCGCAGTATTGCCGACCCTGCTGGCTGGTCTTGTGGATCAAGGTCAGCATGGCAGGCTTTCCCAATAGGTTCTTGAGGCTGAACGATTGCAGTTCCTTGGCCGTGAAGGTTTGACCCCTCCACTGCTCAAGCAGTTTCCGCAAGCTTGCTTTCTCGCCAAGACTGCGGGTCTGCTCGATGCTGACGACCATAGGCTTTTGCACCTTGGTCACTTTACCCTTCTCCTCTACCTCGTACTCATCAGTCTGATCTGGCAACTCAAAGGTTAGGCGGACTTTTGGTGTCCACTTCTCCTGGTTATCCCAGTTGGTCTTCTGGTGGCCCAGATCGACTAGACTGTAAAGAACGCCAATGGTTGCTCCAGCTTCGGGCAACTTGCGTTCTGACTTTTGCGATTCACTTAATGTCAATGCCATTGTAGTATCTCCTTTATTTATTTGGGTTTGTTATTGGTTGTATGTATTTGGGGGTAAGTTGGTCTGGGCTGTGTACCCAAAAGCCAGCACCGACTGATGAATTGGTGAACTGGCTGGGAACATATTCAATCTTCACATTTGCAGGTGCAATCTGTCGAGCTAATTCACATACGCTATCGGCGGTCAGTATGACCAGCCACTCTTTGCGTCCGTTACGCCGAAAGAATACTGCTGGGATCTTGCCCTCTGGACAATCCCGCTTTGCCTGCTCCATCCACTCTTCGGGTTTGAGTGCTTGGCAACGCTTGCCTTCGATATGGAAAGGAAAGTTCTCGCAGACTACATCCCCGCTACCACCTTCGGGATTACCTGCGAACTGTTGCGTCCTTCTGGCCTTCTGCCAGCCCTGTTCCCGCAAGTAATTTGCTAATTCGCGCTCCCCAGCCGCACCCTTCGCTCGACTGTTAATTTTGCCCATCCATCGGGTTTAGCTGTCAACCCATGATGGTGTCGAGATATATTTTAATCTATTTTAGTTGCGCCAAGTTCTATTAGCTTTGCTAATATCATCATTAAATTTTCTAATCATAGCCAACATGGTCAGCTTCGTGACTATGTTTTTGTTCTTTTTTACCCAAGCCACGGCTTCATCGAAAGATTGCGCATATTTCAGCCCATCCTCAAACTTAGCCCACGCCTCCTTTTCGGTCATAGGTTCTGAAATACACGCCAGCTTTGACCTGTCGATGGGCAAAGTAAGGTTGTAACACTCTTGCAACGTGCAATTGGCAACAGCCAGAAAAGGTCATCGTGCATTCCCCAACAGGCCACATAATCTACTCCAGTAATTATCTTCTTTGGTGCGTTGTAGCCAGATCCGCAGGATGTTGTGAACCTATACCTACTCCTCCCAGGCTCGACGTTCTGTGCCGCCTTGACTTGGATGCGATGAAATTTGCCACCCTTTTCAGCCACAAGATCGTACCCAGAAAAGTCTTCCAGCGGAGCAAGCACATTGTAGCCACATCGCAAAAGCGAGCTTACAACCCTTGAAACACCAACCGCCCCAATCTGCCGTGGTGATAATTTAATTTTCATGCTTGACGGCTTTTGATTTGTCCTACAGACTTTTCACTATGAAAGCAATAACAATGATTGTAGTGACGGCGATGCTGATGGCATCGGGGTGGGCTGAAGATGATGATGGTGACGCTGCTGACTTTGTGGGAGCAGTGCTAAAGCGCAACGGATTTTCATGTGGCCGTGGATGCGTAATATCAGAGAATGGTGGAATGGCTTATTCATCGTCATCTGGTAAGTCAATAATTTCTACTGAAGGTTTTTATTATAAATCTGGAAGTAGCGTTGTTGGAAAAGATGAAACATTCATATCGAAGTCTAGGAATTTCTTTTATGGAACTTCCGCAACTATTAAGGCTGGTTCTGCCTATATGAATGGAGACGCTGTTTGGGTTGGATCTCAAGAAGAGGATAATGATTAAGCTCCAAATATTGCGAGCCTATTTCGTATTCTGCTTTCTAGTCCACCAATAAACTTCTTTCTAGCTGGGTTGCGTTCAGCCATTCGGTATTCGTCCTCAAGCTGCGCTTGGCTGGCTGCGCGCATTAACGCTTTTGGCTCAACTTGGTTTATCGCCTGTAATGTCTTCGGACCTAATCCTCCGTCAACAACTACCTTCTGCCCCAGCGTGTTTAATCCTTGCTGGATGTACTTTGTTGCACCGCCCATCCCGCGATTAAACGCGAGATCCTGTGCGAATGGTTGGAGTGCTTCTGGCAACTTTGAGACGAATGGGCTGGTGTACTCTTTGACGTACTGTGCCGCAGCCTGCGCTCTTTCTTGCGATGGGAGGGATGAGATTCTTTTGAAGGCATCTGGATGATACTTGTCGTTAATACCAGCAACCTCAAAATTACCACCCATATCTCCTGCTGGCAATTTATAGACTTGTACGTTGCCTTGCTTATCCTTCCTTGCCTCAAAATCAATCGTCTTTAACGCTGCTGTTTGCAACACGTCTTGTTCTGGTTTTGCTTGCATGGCTTGTGGTTCCTCTATAAAGTCAAGTGTTGGATGTTCTGGAGTGGTTTGTGGTATTTGCTTGACGTATTCTCTGGCCTTTTCAATTGGAGCGATCCTTCTTACCTCTTCTGGCACTGGCTCGTATCCAGTACCAGTAAGTTCTCTTGCCACCATGTCGTTTCTCAAGGAAACATCCTTGGATGGGTTTACAGAAAATCTCATTGCTTCTCGCCTCGCTTTATTCTATTCCCATATTTTGATATAAACTGCTTCCTTACATCATCGCCTACTTGAGCATACGCACTGCGCAATACGATTACCTTGTCTTCATCCTTCATTCTCTTGAAAGTCTTGTCATCAAACATAGCCTCTGCCGCCCTTCTGTTTGCTATTCCGCGCATCCTTGCGTAATCCTCGTATAGCTCTGGATCGAGCCTATACTTAACATTATCCAGCGTGAAATTACGGAGTGGTTTTGGAGGAACAACATCACCATCATCCGTTGCCTTGAATATCTTGTAGATTCCAAGCGTGATTGGATCGTAGGAAACCTCACGGCCTTTCGTAACGTCAAAGAAGTTGTATGCAATCGGATCTGCGCCTTCTGGAGTTTGAGGAACTTCTCTGCCCCAAATGTCAATCCGCCTTGGCATATCCTCATCCATACTTGGGAGCCTTCTTTTCAATACTTCTCCAAATATGTTAATCATTCTTTCCATAGGCTCTCCAGGCACATCTTTGATCTGAAACTTCTCTGGCATTGTTTCACGCATTGACCTAGATAAAGCTGTAAGCGTATTTGGGAAAGGTATAGATGCCACAACGCCGTAGTAATCGGAAATCCATTTATCCAGCGTTGCTCCACTTCCATCTAACATAGCCGAAAGCAAGCTATTCGTACCTTTCAAGAAGCTTTGGTTAAATGCGAAAGAAAGAGTTTCTGGAAGCAAAGAAGAAAATTCAAATGATCCATCCTTGCCTTGCTTGGTTGCGTCCATAGAAGAGTTCATAATGGAAAGTATTGCTCCAGTAATTCCCATTTTATCCAATGATATAATTTTATCCCCAGGTTCAATTGATGTTGAATCACCATTTACAAGTCTATTTAATGCAGAAATGTTAATATTTCTTGGTGCAAGAGTCTGATACTGCACGTCTCTTACTTTTTCAGATGTTGCTGGTTTTCCACCAATAATTCCTTCGTTTGAAAGTTTGTATGCTGCTCCAAGCAACACAGATCCAGTAATAAGTTTCCCCAAAAGCATTTGCGATTTTCTATAATCTCCAGAATTATAGGCACGAACTGCTTTTATAAGTGAATACGGAGGAAGGGAGAATTCAAGCATTTCATCAATCACGTTTGCTGGAGTTTTTGCATACGGGATGATTGATTTTCCAATCAATCTTGCTATTCCAGACTTGTTGCCAGCACCAAACAAATTGGCCGCGCTTAATGCTGCCCTTGTAAGAACTGTGTCTTGTTGAAACACGGCCTCTGCTGCTTCTTGCTCAATCTTTGATAACTGCTTTCCTGTTGGCAGTCGAACTGCTGTTTGCAATGCCTTTCCTGTTAGCCCAGCCAATTGTGCTTGTTCGGATAGCAGCCTAGCTTGGGCTATTCTTCGAAATGGAGCATCACCAAGTTGCAATAAGCGCAACATGGTTTCTGCTGGAATACCAAGTGTACCTTCTGCGGCTAACCTCAACCTATCCAATGCTTGGGTTGATGCACCTCTAAATCCTTTTTGTATCGGCTTTGCCAAACCTTCTCCTGTCCAAAATTGTTTTAATGCTGTAAATGGTTTGAATCCCTTAATTTTTTCGCCAGATAGCAGGCCTTCTGCACTTAATCCGCGCCTTACACCGACAAGACCCTCTCCAAGTCCACGCAATCCAGCCTTTCCAGCCTCAATTGTCCTAGTTATTCCACCAATTGGAGGCGCAATTAGCCTTGGTCCAAGCTCTTTACCAACAAGTTTTTGAGATGCTCTACCAACTTCTTGTGCAACAAACGCTGCCTGCCTGCTCGCCATACGAAGAGGCGAGTTAATTACATTGCTCCAAAGATTTGTTGCTAAAGATATTGGTGAAAGAAGATTGCCTTGGATTATCGTTGGCAATGTTTCGGCAAATAGTTTTTTTGGTATAAGTCTTCCTTCAACTGCTTGTAAATTGTATAGTGATTTAGTCAAATTCTTCTCTGCGTCAATTGCTAATTTTATGTCTGAATCATTTAGGCTTTTTCTTGCCGTTTCAGCCAATAAGTTAAAATCATCTTGTGCTTTATTTGAAATCTTTTTAAGTTCAGTAATTTTACTTGTAAGCGTCTTATCTACTTTGTATCCGCTTTTTTCAACAAACTTTGCTACTACACCAGCATAAGCCGAAGGCTCCATTTTTATTAACTTAAATATATTAAGTCTTTGCCCAAAGTCTGTTCCTTGCTTTGCAAGCATTTCAAAATATTGATTTGCCCGAACTGGATCTCCAGCTTCAGCATATCTCTTGTACATTGTTGCTTTTGCTGCATCTCCAACAATATCATTTCTTGAATTTGCGATGCTTATTACATCTTCATTTTGAATGCCAAGAAATTGTTGCTCCAATTCTTTAATATCTTTTGTTTTATATAAAACATCTCCTTTTGAAATTTCACGCATCGTTGCTTCTGGAGCCAGTTTCTGTTCGATAACCCTTTGTGGTGCTTTTCTTATCTTCTCGCCAACACCTGGAGTTGGAAGCTGGATAGGTTCTGCTGTAACCTTTGCTATTGTTTCCCCTGCCTTAGG